ATAGAGGTGGACACCCTAATAAGGAAGAGCATAGACGTATAGCAAACTTTCTCCTAGAAGTTCTCTAAATAACACTAAATATACGAGTATTGTATAAAAAGTGCCTCTCAGCAAAATATCAAGGGGTTTCAAAGACTTATCATTGTCTTTCAAACGTCATCCTGTTACAAACGATCTGCTTCCTCTAAAGAATGAGGATGCTATCAAACGTGCTGTGCAAAATCTTGTTAGGACAAAGATTGGTGAAGTATTTTTTCGTGATGATATCGGTACCAGAATAACAGGTGCTTTATTTGAATTAGCGGACTCGGATTTCATTGATCCGATCACTACTGAAATTGAAACTGTCATAAGAAACTTTGAACCTAGAGTTGCTTTGAAAAAAGTCAATGTTGACTCATTACCAGATGAGAATGCTTTGAATATAGAAATATCTTACAATATCGTTGGGTTGTCATTACCAACTCAAACAATAGATTTCATACTAGAACCGACTAGACTATAATGGCTCTCAATCAATTCACAAATCTCAATTTTGAAGATATAAAAACTTCAATCAAAGATTATCTGAGACAAAACTCTAATTTCACAGATTTTGACTTTGAGGGATCTAATCTGTCTGTCCTTATCAATACGTTAGCATATAACACCTATATTACAGCATACAATACAAATATGGTTGCAAATGAGTCTTTCTTAGACTCAGCGACTCTTAGAGAAAACGTAGTATCGCTTGCAAGAAATATAGGATATGTGCCTAGATCAAAACGTGCTGCAAAGGCAAGAGTAGAATTCAACATCACAGGATTACCCTCAACTGCAAAAGCATTATCATTGAATGCAGGAGTTTTTGCAAACTCAGGTCTAAACAATAGTAACTTCATATATTCCTTACCTCAGAGAATTGTAGCACCAGTCAATGCCACAGAATCATATGGTGTGTGCGAGATTTATCAGGGACAGTTTTTACAGAAGGAATGGAATGTCAATCTATCTCAACCAAATCAAAGATATATTCTACCTAACGATAGCATCGATACATCAACTCTAAGAGTATATGTCAAAGAGAGTGCATCAAGCACAGTTCAGACTGAGTATAAGGCGGTTGATAGTATTGTGAAAGTTACAGGAGAATCTAATATATTCTTGATTCAAGAGACCAGTGATGAGAGATATGAGATATTATTTGGCGATGGTATCTTTGGTAAGAAGTTAGAATCAGGTAATGTAATCACAGCGACTTATATCAAAACAGATGGTGCAGAAGGCAATGGTGCGTCATCATTCATCTTTGTTGGTTCAATAACAGATGAGAATGGTGCAACTGTCAATGGCACACGAGTATATTTGCGAACTTTGATTGCATCTGAGAATGGAGATGATATAGAAAGTGTACAAAGTATCAGAAATTACGCTCCTAGAAGGTTTGCAGCACAGAATCGTGCGGTAACTGCTACAGATTATGAAGCATTGCTACCTTCCATATATCCAAATATCGAATCGGTAAGTGCATATGGCGGAGAAGATCTAAATCCACCTCAGTATGGAAGAGTTTTTATCGCAGCAAAACCAAGAAACGGTAATTTCTTAGCGGAGTCTACAAAAACTAATTTGATAAAATCTCTCAAGAGTTATAGTGTCGCAGGTATTGTACCATCTTTCGTAGATCTAAAATTCTTGTATGTGGAACTTGATTCTTATGTGTACTACAATACGAACTTTGTTGGAGATCCTAACTCATTGATGTCTAGTGTTATGGATTCAGTAGGTCAATATGCAAAGTCTGGTGAGTTGAACAAGTTTGGTGGTAGATTCAAGTATTCTAAGATTACCTCGGTGATTGATGGAGTTGATGATTCAATTACATCTAACATTACCAACGTTTTGATTAGAAGAAATCTAAAAGCATTGACTAATGTCTTTACACAGTATGAATTGTGTTTTGACAACCAGTTTTATAATGAGTTAGATGATTTCAACATCAAGAGTACAGGATTCAGTGTCTCAGGGGTCGATGGAACGGTCTACCTCGCCGATAAAGTAACTAAGGGATCAAATATAGGTAGGATCTTCTTATTCAAGATTACAGACGCCACAGAGGTCGAAGTAGTAGCAGAAAACTTTGGAACAGTAGATTATGAGAAAGGTGAGATATTGATAAACACAGTAAACATAACTTCCACACTCTTACCAGAGAATATCATTGAAATACAGGCAGTGCCACTATCAAATGATGTTTTAGGAAGAAAGGAATTATTTTTACAATTGAGCACTGAAAAGAGTAACTTCACAATGAGACAAGACTTGATCTCATCAGGAGCAAACGTATCAGGAACAAGATTCGATATTCAATCAAGTTACATCAATGGTAGTAAAGTAAGAGGTGCTATTGTATCAAGTTCTTCTGGACTTGGTAAATTAGTAGGATATGTCAATGGTCAACCTTACTATGGCGATTTCCATACTATGCCAGATGGCACTAAAATGACCGGTTCTAGTCACTCAGTAAATAGTACACAGATACGTGATTCTCTCACAACAATCACACCAGTGAATACCTCGTCCACCACGACAACATCTTCGTCATCAAGTTCATCGTCAAGCAGCAGCAGTAGCGGATACTAATGATAGAAACATCACTATCCAGAGTCAAAATAAACGAAGTAATTGAAAGTCAGATACCTGAAGCAATAGATTCTGACAATCCTTTACTTGGTACTTTTCTAAAACAATATTACATATCACAAGAATTTCAAGGTGGTCCTGTTGATATTGTTGAGAATCTTACTGACTATAAAAGTGTAGATTTTCTCAATAAAGATAATCTGATTGGTTTTACATCAACTGCTCAGTATGTACGAAAGTTCGATGATGTAATATACGTTGACTCTACAGATGGTTGGCCCAGTAAGTATGGTTTGTTGAAGATTGATGATGAGATCATCACTTATACTGGTATAGGATCAACTTCTTTTACAGGATGTCAAAGAGGTTTTAGTGGTATTGAAAATAGTGAGAGAACAAACTCTCCAGAGTATCTTACATTCTCTACTACAGGTATTACAACTCATGCACAAGAAGCACGAGTCAAGAATCTAAGTAATATATTTTTACAGAAGTTTTTCAAGAAGGTAAAGACACAGATATCACCGGGATTAGAGGATAGATCTTTTACAGGATCTTTGAGTGCATCAAACTTCCTAAAACAGTCAAAAGACTTTTACAATGCCAAAGGAACAGAGGAAGCGTTCAGGATTTTATTCGGCACACTGTATAACGAGAAGGTTGATCTAATAAAACCTCAAGAATTCTTATTCAAACCATCTGACGCACATTACACTGTGAATGATGTATTGGTATGTGAAAGATTGCAGGGTGATCCAGAAGGAATTGTGAATGAAACTATTACTCAAGGTGATAGTAGTGCGTCAGTATATGATGTAGAGATAATCAGAATGCAAACTAAAGGTGTAAGAAAACTTTTCTACAAATTGAAGTTATCTTCAGATAGTATCATTGGTTCATTCTCATCTGTAAACAGAACTCATCTTACTTCTCCTATCAAAACTGGAGACTCAACGATATACGTTGATTCTACAGTTGGTTTTGGTAAATCTTCATTTGTTACTATTGGAAATAGAAAATTTGCTTATACTGATAAGACACTAACTGAATTTTTGAATGTCACTGGCATTGGTACTGCAAGTATTGGTGACTCAGTAAACTTTGGTGGTGACATTATAGCATATAAGCGTGGTGATACAAGACGTCCTGTAAAACTTAGAATACTCAACTCAATCACTGGATTTGAAGGATCTGGATTGTTACAGCAAAAAGGAAGCGAGTATAAGATCAAATCCCTTGGTACAACACAGAAAAATCTTAGGTATAGTGAATGGTTAGAAAATATCGCAACAAAACATGTTATCAAAGACTTCAAATTAATTTCTGCGGGAAATTTTGAAGTAATATTGACACAACCACATTATTACAAGTCTGGAGATCTAATAGAAGTCATCAATCAAGACGATCAGCGTAATGACGGTACAATCACGGGTATATTGAATGATAGAGTCATATACATCAATACACCTACTCTATCTGCAGGCAATAGTTATAGCATTCAAGCAAAAATAAAAAAACAGAAAGGTTTTGTCGCTAATGTGCAAAATACCTACGCACTCGGTGATACAGTAGTTGTTGCATCTAATAGTTTACCTCATTTCAACATAGATGTGCAGAAACGTATCAGAAACTTCAGCACAGCAGGTATAACAACTAGATCTCAACTTATCAATATCCCTGATCACAATTTGCAGAATGGTGATATTGTATTGTACAATCCTGTTACAGCAGGATCGCCTGTATCGGGTCTTAGCACTGGTCAATCGTATTATGTGACCAATCTATCCTCCGGCAACATTTACCTCTCTCTATCGGCAGAGAACGCCCGTAGAGGAGAATATGTATTTGTGTATGACACTTCAGATATTGGCACAAGCACAAATCATACATTGACACCCTATGAGGTTGGTTTTGGTACAATAGGTGCACAAAGACTAATACGTAAGTTTGAAACACCGATATTTGGTGCTACAAAGGACAAAACTGAAACTGGCACAGGTGTAGGTTTATTTGTCAACGGAGTAGAAGCATATTCATACAAGTCATCAGATAAAGTTTACTATGGTTCTGTTGAGGGAGTA